ATAGTCGGCCAGCTCCTCGTCTGAGAGCGGGCGCATGGCCTTGGAGATTGCGCGCATGGCTCTGACGTCCTGCTCGCAATAGCGGATCATCTCGGCCAAAAGTTGGGGATCGTTGTTAAATGATCCATCAGCGCGGGGTATTGATAGAAGTCTAATGAGTTGAGCGCCTCTGTGGTCTTTTCGCATGACGCTGGAGATGGCGCGTCCGACGTCTTCGAGAGATCCAGGCAGGCAGTTAGCACGCGCTTGTGCCGCTGTGCAATAGAACTGCGTGAGATCGAAATTAATTTGTAGGACGTACCAGAATATAAGGCGCTCGAACGCAGCGTTATGAGCATAGATTGGCCCCTTGTGATGCCGAACGGCGTCAGGGAACGGCTGGTCGGGAGTCCAGGTGACAACTTCATCGTCGTCAAACGCGTAGGACATACACAGTACATCGGTGGTTCCATCTTGGGCATAGTTGTAAACCCCTTTAGAGGATAGGTCGCACTTCGACCGGGTTTCAAAGTCAAGCCAGAGTATTGTCATGGTGTAGGGGTGACCCCTGTCATCTTGCCAGCATCAGGTCGAACCGACCAAGGAAGAGCCTGATGATTAGATGACCGGGGTCATAGAAAAGGTGGGGTACTCGCTGCGTCTGTCGCCTTGCTTGGCTCAGGGCGCCTGATTGATCCTGAACAGGTGTGCCTACTCAACCCACTTAACAATCAGTACTCACAGCATCCGCTTTCCCCCGCGCTACTTAGCCGCGACGGCGGCGGGCAGGTGCGGCTTCAGCTGCTGGTGCTTCTTCAGCTTCGGCCTCGTCTGCTTTACCATCCATCGACACCCACTCGACGATCTCAAAGACCGGCGTGAAGATGCGGCCATACGACTTGTGCGTGTAGTGGTCTTTTTTGAGACGCACGATCGGCACTGGCTTGCTCTGGTTCTTCTCAACCTGCTCGGCAATCGCAACAGCCAACTGCTGAACAGCTCGTTTGCCACCCACGGACGTGACGGTGTAGCGCGCCTCCATATCCTTGTCGGCGCCAGTGACGCACTTCAACGACATGCCGACCTGCGCCTCCCAACCACGCTTGGCATTGGGTGGTGCTGCTTCCATCTCTGGCAGCGGCTCGGATACCGACACCATCTTCTCGCCCAACACTTCACCTTCACCCCAAGCAATAAAGCCGTGAATGAAAGAAAACGGGTTGATCGCCCACGTTGCGTCGTCATCGACTTCGGTTTGGTCTGCACCAAACACCCAGTGGCCGGTCTTGTCCATTTTCAGGATGACGGAGCCTGCTGGGCCGACTTCGGTCTCAAGCGTGCGCAGAGCGGTGGAAAGGGTAGATACTGCTGGAAGGTTTGCACCTTTGAACGTGACCATATTGGACATGATTGTTTCCTTTACTGTAGTTTATTTAAAGCCGCCGTAAGCTGGCGGCCAATTTGTAAAACCGCTGGCCTTGGATCAGAGTCTGGTGCCAACGTACTCCCCGACGAGATCGATACAACCAAATCCGACGGGAAATCTAGTGTAGTCTTTTTCAAGACTTTTTCAAGCTGTGCGGGCGATTTAATTTTCGTCTCGTAAGCGTCTTCTACGCCATTCGCATCAGCCCATGCTTCAACCTTCGCCTCGTCCACCCACTGGCGTGTGCCACGCTTGGCAACCAGTTTGTAGCCTGGCACGGGGCGGTCGTTCTCAAGCATCTGGAACGCAAGCGCACGCAGCTCTTTGATGTAGTCCTCCAGCATATCAGCCTGACGCAGCTGTGTTGCGATCTGTTCTGCCGGCAGGTTAGTCAGCTGCACCTTCAGCGCACGGTCAGCTGCGCCGGTCATGCGTGGGCAGATAGGTTTTGCAGTGCACCAACGGCAGTGGTCGCCTGTTGCAAACGGCGCTTCTGGCCATGACGAGAGACGCACAGCGTAGAGCAGCTCTTGCTCAAACTGCTTGATGCGCTCAGGTGTCGTGACCCAACGACGAATCGAGGGCGGCTGCACGATGATGCACTCGATCTCTTCAGCGCCTTCAAACACCCACTGCGCTGCCGGTGTTCTCATGGCTGCAGCTGCGTAAAATAAGAGCTGAGGGTTTTCCACAGCATCAACAAGTACGCCATCGCCAAATTTCCAATCAAGAACGATGGCGCGTTTACCTTTACGCCCAAGTAAGTCAGTGCTACCAAAGACACCAGGCAGAAAATCGCCAAAGGCAACTCGGGTTTCAACCATGTACTCCATTTGCTTTTCGGGGTCGACTTCATCGAGTAGCGCGAGAGCGGGAATAATCTTTTCATCGAGTAGCTCCGGTGTGAGTATCTGATCTTTGTACTGGGCGCCCAAGCACTGCGCGGGCTTCTTGTCTAACTCAAGCAATTCGGCAATGACGTTATGCAACAACGTGCCGCGTGCTGCGTGTTCGGACTCGACCTGTGGTGGCATCTGTTGCACAAGCTTGACCGACGCTGGGCAGTTGATGACGCGCTTGGCGGTAGAGCCACCGACGATATTGGAGTGACTCATTATTTTGCCCTCACTGGTTCATTACGCCATGAACTAGACAGGCGTTGACGCAACAATAGCAGCACCGGCGCAGCCGTTTCGTCGTAAACGCCGGGATCGGTTTTAACGATGACCTCGATTAAGTCTAATGCCGCTTGCAGGGCTGTGCCGTCTGCATCAAAAATGTCTTCTACATTCATTTGACTGTACTCCCGTGTAGTGATTGAGCCTCGACTGTAGACCCTAAAATAATCCTTGTCAAATACTTTTTTAGCCTTTATATTTGCGCCATGTTAGAAAAAGAAATCGAGAAGTATTTTGTTTGGACGGTCGAGCGTGCTGGCGGCAAGACGTACAAGTTCAGGTCAGTCAACCAGCGCGGAGTGAGTGACCGCATCGCTTGTATGCCTGATGGCAGCACATGGTTTGTCGAATTGAAAACCAAAGGTGGTCGGCTGTCCGAGCTGCAAAAGATATTCCGCAACGACGTGTTGCGCTTAAAACAGAACTATGCCTGTTTATGGTCGAAGGGGATGGTTGATGAATGGATTAGCACTCAGGCCGTATCAAGATGAAGCCGCCGACTTCCTGTACGAGCGCGACCGAGCGATGATCTTGGCGCCCGTGGGCGCAGGCAAGACGGCGATCACGCTGACCGCCATGCAGGCGATGGTCAAGGATGGCTACGCGTCGCGGTTCCTTGTCTTGGCACCAAAGCGTGTCTGCACGGATGTGTGGCCGATCGAGGTGCCTAAGTGGGCGCCAGAGCTAGATCACCGCGTGGCCGTGGGCAGCCCTAAAGATCGGGCGTCAGCATTGCGCTCGTTCGTAGCCGTAGTGGTCACTAACTACGACAACATCCAATGGCTAGCCGAACAGGACTTGTCCGACTTTGATGCGATCGTGTTCGACGAGCTGACAAAACTGAAGAACCCGTCCGGTACACGCTTCAAAGCGCTGCACAAGGTAATCGACCAGTTCAAGATTCGATGGGGTCTGACCGGATCGTTCACCAGTAACGGTCTGGAAGACGTCTTCGGCCAGTGCAAGATCGTCGACGAGAAGCTCTTAGGCCGCGCCAAAGGCGCGTTCCTGCAGCAATACTTTGTCTGTATGAACCGCGACTTCGGCGAGTGGCTGCCGCGCCCAGGCGCCCTGCAGCTGGTCATGGAGAAGATCAAGCCGGCCACCTTTGTACTGGAGCCTGGCGTCTACCGCGACAAGCTGCCGCCCTGTCATGTGGTCGAGCTGCGCAGTCAGCTGGACGACCGCAAGCCCTACGAGAAGATGAAAAAGGATTTCGTAGTACAGTTCCCGACCGCCGAGATTCTGGCGGCTAACGCTGCCGCCGTTACATCAAAGTTGCAACAGATGGCGTCCGGTTTTGTGTACGACAGCACCCGCGTGGCGTCTGCTGTGCCGGGTCAGTTCACGTCAAGCAAAACGGCGGTGTGGTTTAGCAGTCACAAGTTTGATCGATTGGACGATTTACTAGAGGAGAACCAACATGCGAATACGCTTATCGTTTACCAGTTTCAGGAAGAACTTGCAGAGCTTAAACGGCGCTATCCGCAAGTACAAACCTTGGACGATGACCGCGCGATCGAACGGTGGAACGCCGGACAAATTGAATTATTAGCTGTCCACCCCAAGTCAGCAGGGCACGGTCTGAATTTACAAGGTGCAAGTCATCACATGGTATTTCTGTCGTTGCCGTGGAGCTTGGAGCTGTACGAGCAAACGGTTGGACGGCTGCACCGTTCGGGTCAAGTGCGAGATGTCTGGGTCTATATCCTACTCGCCGAGAAGACAGTTGACGAAAAGATCTGGGCAGCACTGCACGACAAACGAGCAATTTCCGACATAGCGATGGAGGCACTGAAATGACAGACAAACAACCCGAAGCCCTGCGGCTGGCTGAAATTCTTGAAAGTTATTATGCAGGATATAACCACACAAACACTGCCGCCGCCGAACTACGCCGCTTGCATGAGGTGGAAATTAAGTTTCACGAATCTGTTGGTGGATTTAAACGTGACTTAGCAGAGAAACTAGAGCAGCAACGTAAAAAGAATACACGGCTTACCGATGAACTGCGCCGACTTGAGAAAGATTACGTTGCTAGAGATGCAGACTTACGTCGCTTGCATGAGGTGAATGCTGAGTTGGTACTGCTACTCGAAGATTGGATGGATACATTTTCTGAGTATGCTGAAGAAGGTGATGCGTCACTTGTTGTCTTTACGCAAGAAGCCATCGCCAAAGCTACAGGAGAACAACAATGAGAATGCTGCTTGTACTTGTGTTCGCGTTGGCAGGTTGTGATGGCAATAAAACAGAGCCAGTAAAAGTAGACTGGGAAGTTGCGCCAAAAGAGTATCGATGCACTGATGAACAGATGGAACGAGTGCATCTTCAAGCCGCTTGGTGCGACAAGAACACCAGCTTTTTAAACACGTACTGTTATGGCACAGCGTTTATTCGGAACTGCACCAAAGCTACAGGAGAACAACAATGACATGGATATATCCCAACTACGCACCGGGCTGGTGGCCTAATACAAATCCAAACGTGACGCCGTATCCGCAACCATTTAATTATCCGCAACAAGGATGGCAGTGTCCTTGCTGCAAAAAAGTATACAACCCGACAATTTCAATGTGTTTTACCTGTGGACAACAAAGCACAACAACACCGGGAACTTCAGGGAGCGCAGAATGACCATCACACTAACACGCGAGGAAATGACCTACGAAGAATTTTGCACAACAAAATTTCTTTACACGCTAGGAACAGTTGGTGATTGGGGCGCACAACGAATGTTTCGCAATGAAAGATTGGGCATTCAAAAAGAAACCATCACAAAGCGCAATCGATACGGCGACATTTATTCTGGGTGGAAGGATAGTAAGGTTGCTTATTTTTTGGACGGTGACAGTCGAGAGTTTGCAAACGCAGCGGAACTGTATGTCGCTTATATGGAGAAAGTGTGCGGGGTGGAAGCATGATCACACTAACACGCGAGGAAGCGCAACAGGTGCTGGATGCGTTGGTGTTTGCAACGCCATCAGGATATGGGCCTACTGAAGTGTATAAGGATTCTATTGTCCTACTCCAAAATCGTCTCGCAAAGGAAACGCCATATGAAGTAGGTCAGCGGCTGTATCGGCAAGGGCTTGGTATCTCTGACATACCGACTGCTGTTTATTCCGATAGTGATATTGCTGAGGCGTATCGTGGTTTTGAAGATGCTCGACTCGCGCAGCCTGAACCGGAGCCGGTGATGTTGATGGATGCGCCGTTGCTTCTAAATGGTCAACCACTCTACACCGCCCCACCACAGCGCGAATGGCAGGGGCTGACGGATGAGGAAATACACATCATTATTCGAGATTCGCCGTTAAGTATTTTCCGCGCCATAGAAGCCAAGCTAAAGGAGAAGAACAATGGATAGACAATGCCCAAGTTGCGGAGGTTTTTGCAAAAAGTCAGGTTGCGAACGAGAAAATATCGCCCCACCACAGCACAAATGGCAGGGGCTGACGGATGAGGATATTGGTAATTTTACGAAAGCGGTTTGGCCTCGTGAAGCAACCTCGTCGGATTTTATCCGCGCCATCGAAGCCAAGCTAAAGGAGAAGAACACATGAGATACCTATTTCTACTACTGGCGACGCCTGCAATCGCTGCCCAGCCCGGCTACCTGACGTACACAAACGACATCAGCGTTCAGACGGTGTTGACTCAAGACCGGCCTGATTGGTGCCACGGCATGAAGATGGCCTTTGACATCGATGGCCTAGACCGCGCCTACTACGGCTGCTGGGCCTTGTCGCAGGGGTTCGTGCATATCGAAATGTTGGACGGCGGCAAGCGTATTATCCCCATCTCTCGATTTATTAAACCCAAGGAGGAAGCAAAATGACGGACTTTACCAAGTATGAGACGCAGCGTGAGATTTTGATCGACTACCTGCATGTCATGATCGCCCGCAGCGATTGGCACGGCGTGTCCGATGTGGCCAACGATCTGCGCGAACTGGAGGCCGAACAACGTGAAAAGAATTGATTATTGGAAGGCCAAATTAAAGGCCGCGCAGGTGGAAGAGCGCCAGCGCAACAAGGAGTACAACCAGATCGCCAACGCTTGGATGCGTGCGGTGGATAAATTAGAAACCATAGAACAGAAGGTCGAAGATGAAAAAGCAAAGCTGGCGCGCACTGAATGACCAGTTGCCGTCATTGTCAGAGGACGAGGTGTTCGCACTACTGACACATGAGACGTTGAACGAGCGCCGCAGCTCCCACCTGCAGCGCCTGCATCAGCGGTACTGCGCCCTGCGTGACGCCCGTGAACGGTTGGAAATTATGGCCAAGGCGGTACGCCCATGAACAGAGATGACATTATTCGCATGGCGCGGGAAACTGACTTACTTGAAGTTATTGATGATGCTTATCAAGAACGTGACGACTGGCATTCTTTTGTTGAACGCTTTGCCGCTCTAGTTGCAGCAGCAGAACGCGAGGCGTGCGCTGAAATATGTGAGACAGCGGCAGGATGGGGAGAATATTGTTCTAAGTGTGGTTCGCCGCACAGAGGGGATAGCCCAACCGGAATGTGGTGCAATTCCTGTGGTAATCAAAACCCTTGTAATTGCTGGAATAAAACCTATTGCTCGGCGCATGACTTAAACCATGTTCATGAATTTGATGATTACGGTTATTGCAAAGGGAAAAAAGATGGATGCGCCGCTAGACTTGAATACCAGCGGACAAAAAGTAAAGAAAAAACGCCGATGGAATTGGCAATAGCTATCCGCGCAAGGGGGCCAGAATGAAATGTCAGCACTGCGGCAGCAAGACCCATGTAGTCAACACTACGCAACAGCCAGGCGGCATCCGGCGGCAACGCAGGTGCCCATCATGCAAGAACAATGCCTACTCAGCAGAGGTGTGGGTCGCAGGCAACGTGACGGTGGGTAAATCGATTTATACTAAGGACGAGGCGGCGTTGATAAAAAAGAAAGGCGTCGACGCCCGCCGCGCAAACGAAGACAGGAGGAAAAAAGATGCTACGTGATGGATACTTTATTAAGGAAGAGCCACCCAAAATCGGCGCGCACTACATTCCGCAGTTCTACGCGCGCCCTGCAACGCCAGAGGAGCGATTCGTGCAGGACATCATGCTAGGCCAACGCCCAGAGGGTGAGTCGCCTGTGGTGAAGCTGTTTGGCCGGCTACTGAGCATATGAAGGAGTTTGTGGTGGTCTACTACGCGGCCATCGTGGTGGCGACCGTTGGCTTTCTGGCGCTCTTTGTGCCAGACCAGCCACGGCCCACGCCGTCCGATTGTGCTGTAGTCGAGTTCGGGCCGGACATGTCCACCCGCGACCGTGAGGTCTGCCGGCAGTTACGCCAGCATCGTCACCGCATGTGATTGCGCCTCCGCTACCCGGCGCATCCAGCCTTTGCCAAAGGTTGCGAACGTCGGGAGCGCCTTGTAGAACAGCTCCTTTTCCATGCTGAACTTGGCTATCAAGTCCTTCTGATCGGCGTCTTTTAGCGCCTGCATGGTCTTGGGGCCGATGACGCCATCAGGGTTCGTTCCGATCGCTTTCTGCAAGGTCTTGATCGCTCTGCCGGGTCCGGCATTGACTGCAAAGTCGAACATCAGATAGTCTAGCCCCGTTGGCAGCTCGTCGCCCTTGACCGCATCCCAGTACTTCTTCCTGTACATAGGCGCCACTGTATCCGGGGTCAACGCGCGCATCTCTTTTTCGCCAACAGCTTTGCCGACCCATTCTTCCCATACCTTTTTGGTGACGCCCAGATTGGTCATGCCGCCTGGATCTTTCGGATGATTACTGAACCCACCCTCATGCAGCAGGACGGCCTGCAGCGCCTGGCGAAAGTTTTCCTTCATTACTTGTCAGGCGCGACCACACCAATCAAGCCAGCTACAGCCAAGCCGGTCGAGATGACAGCTTCAGCCATCTGCGGTGCGATGGGCACGCCGATTGCGGTCAAGAACAGAATAGCGCCACGCCAAGTGGATGGCTCTTTAGCACGGGCAAGAAAATAGCTTCTCATAACGCCTCCTTATTTGTCCTGCTTGTTATCGAGCTTGTCGAAAATCTTGGCCAACATATCCTTAATGTCGTGCATGTCGTCTTTGTAGTCTTCACGACTGACGTACATGTGCGGCATGGCGCGCACGTCCGTGTCCAGACGATCAAGCGATTTGTGGATGTTGTTCAATATCCAACCGCCGAAGAAGCCCGCAATCGCCACGGCGATATTAAAAAGCACCTGTGAATCCATGCGTCACTCGTAAAGAATGTTGATGGTGCCGGCGTCGAATGTATCGGTGCCGTTGACTGTTGTGATGCGTACTCTGTCTAATGTATCTGAAGTTGATTTAGAACCGCCACCAGCATAAGGTGTCTGCGTATTTGATGAATCGCCAAGCGCAACGTTAGACACCCACGCATTAGTGTTTATAGAAGTAATCGTCATAATGCCAGATAAAACAGAAGCCGCCGCCCCATTACTTGTTGCAATAAGCCCAGCGGTTGACGTTGCTGTCGCGGCGTTGTTACCTACCGCAGAAGTGTAGCCAGTTGTTTCAACCCCGCCTGAGTCCCCCAACTGAACCAAAATATTACTTGATCCACTTATACTCACCCCGCTAAACATCACCGTAATCCGCTTGACCCAACTAGGAATGCTAGTAAAGTCAATGCTGGTTCCGCTAGTTGACGCAACAGCCGTACCACGCTGAATGCTGTCATACACAGCACCGCTATTCGTTGTTACACCTGCGCTACCGTTAATGACTACTGACATGACAGCCCCCTCAATTCATCTAAAGTCGTGCAAGTGTCCACCAGCGTAGTGATGTCACGCAGACGCTGCTTCTCTGCGGCCACGGCAGCCAAGGTCACACCGTCAGCTGTTTCGGTTGCGCGCATGAAGGCCACATCTTGAGCAGCTAGCAGTGGTGTACGTTCAGCACGTAGCCGGTCTTTGGTAATCGCCTTGGCCTTGTCAAAATCTATCTGAATAGTCATTTTATAAACCTTTCAATTTGCAGTTATCTCCATGCCATCTAGACATAGCACCGCCAGCGCCAACTTTACCGCAATGCTTGCAAATAATAGTTGAGTATTTTCCTATCTTAACGCCAGTTCTAGCTTTTGACATTCTTTCTCTTTGTTCAGCTGACAATACAATGCCTTTTTTTGGTGAAGGTTTACCAAGTCTAGCAAGGCGCATTTTAAGTCTAGCTTCATCAGATGCTTTATGGCCTTTTCTTTTGGTTGGCTTGCCTTTCCTAACCTCGCTCATTCTTGCAACATGAGCGGCAGTGAAAACCATACCTTTTCTTTTTTCGCTCACTTTTTTTGCTATTTCCGGCCTTTTCATTGGGTTTAATTCCCCAACAGAAGCGCCGAGAGCAGTGTTTTTTGAGTTGTAAGTATCCGAAAAAAATGCGTCAAGCACTGCTTGTTCTATTTCCCTAGCTTCACTTTCTGTTTTTGCTTCACATTGAACAATAAACTGAAAACTGTCTATACCGTATTTATTCACCGCATTTTGTAAATAGTTGCAATGATGCCTGTTGTTTCTTAATTTTGACTTGTGAGTTATTAATCTTTTTTTAACGTCAATTGAGCTACCGACGTAAAATTTACGTGATTGTGTATGTACTATTGTGTACACACCAATCATTCAGTCACCTCAGTAAAATCAGCCGTCCAAGCATTACGGAATGTACGGTCAGAAGGTACGTCAGCCGCATCAATGATCTTGTAAGGCTTGCTAGCAGGAATGTCTTTCATAGCCGCTTCAACCGATTCCGCTGGGATGATGATGGAGATGCCGCCATCGTCGTTAGGA